ATTTCAATGGTAATGTACTCTTCGCATTTGAAATAGACCCACCCTTGGAGATCATTCCATTGCACATAATCGTTGACCTTTGGTTCATACATAGAGCACCGATTCTAACGGATTCAGATTAAGCGGCATTGCAGTATATGGACGAGTTTGTGTCACTACCTTGCCAACCTTCTTTGAATTTATCGGTGCATGAATTGACCCGGTTTTCTTATGAATGAAACCCCACACAGTTTTTGACACTTCTCCGTCATTATAGACGAATTGTTGTTCACAAACCAACCACACAATATCATACATTTTGTTGAACGATTCTTTCCGATAGTAGTAACCATCAGGTGCGATGTGGGGTAGCTCTTTCATTCGGGAAATTCGGCGCATTTGAAGTCAGCAAGGGCGCGAACCATTAACCATACTTTCTCTCCAGAAAGTTGGTGCTCGTCACAATGATATTCTACCATATCTTCCATTAAATGCAACACTTCCAGTGCTTCGGTTTCTAACTGTGTCAT